TGGCTAGCCACCCCGCCGTTTTTTTTAACATGAGTTTTGAAAATGAGCAAAAAACGCCCGATTCTGAAACGGGCACTTCCCCGCGTAAGCCAGGGCGACCGAAAAAAGAGCGGCCCGAGCTAGACGTGGAGGGAATCCCCGACGCGAACTTCGACGAGACGATTGCCAAGCATGAAAGCTTGGTCGTGCTCGCTCGCGAGAAGTACGAGCGGATGCTCCGGGCTGGTGACGCTGAGACGGGCAAGTATCAGGTAACTTATAACCAGAGCTTGAAGCAGGCGGTTGCGTTGCGTGAAGAGCAGGAACGCAGGTCGGTCTTTGCGCGTGAGCACATCCGGGCGATTGAAGCGCGAGAGGCGATGCTCCGTCTGGCTGGCCTGATCGTCGAGCGGCTTGACGCGCTAGGCTCTGAGTGTGGTGAGAACTGCAACCCGAAGGACCCGATTAAGTCCATCGGCGTCCTGAGCGATTGGGCAAGAGACGCGCGTGAGAAAGTCGCCAGAGTAGCTGGAGTGTTTGAGGAGCCAAAGGCATGAACGCCGAGGAGCTGTTTCAGGAGGGACTGACAGTCGTAAGGCCATCGGCCTTGAGTGACCCGGTCGCATACCTCAAGGAGAACGTTAAGAAGATTCCAGCTGGGGTCTTTGACGGTGGCTACAACCCTAAGCGCTGGCCGTGGATTGCCGAGGCCGTGCGTATTTTCAACGCGCCGACGACCAGCCGGATGTTCATGCCCTGGGCAATCGGCTGCGGGAAGACGCTGACACTGAAACTGATTGCGACTTACCTGATGGCTAACCGCCGGGCTTCAATGGCTATCTACCTCGACTCGCAAGATAAGGCCAAGGGGTTTACTTTGAATGAGCTGCGGCCACTGTTTGAGCAAGTTGGCGATATCCGCTCGCAGATGAGCGCCGACGATAACGACAAGTCTGGGACGCTACGGTTTGCGGACGGCTGCTTGATTCACAACCGATCGGCCTCAACCGAGAAGCACCTGCAGTCCCTGCACGTCCGCTATGTCCTCGGGTCGGAAATCTGGCAGTGGCCTAACGGGGCAATCGCCATGAGCATGAGCCGACTGAAGGCGGCGGCGTTCGCTAGTAAGGCTGTCTACGAAAGTCAGCCAGGGGATATTGAAGGCCAAGGCGCTGAGTTCTGGAAGTTCTATCTGATGACCGACCAGAGAGAGTGGCACTTCGTTTGCCCGGTCGAGACGTGCCTACATCGGCAGCCGTTCCTCTGGGACTACATCAGATTTCCGGAAGGCGCTAAGGGCATTGACGGCTGGGACCTTGAGGCCGTGCAGAACGGAACGACCTATGAGTGCTCCAAGTGCAAGGTGCGGCTTGAGGATAACGACGAGGTGCGGACTACGTGCAACGAGGTCGAGCGCGGCGCTGGGTTTGTAGCTACAGGCAAGGCCGAGAAGGCCGGGTACGTCGGGCTGCACGTCAACGCTCTGGCATCTACGAGCTGGGGGTCTTTGGCCGTGGACATGATTAAGGCAAAGGAGGTCGCTGAGCTGGGTGACCTGACACCGCGTAAGTTGTTTAAGACCCAGTACCTCGCCCAGCCCTGGAGCGATGATACCTCGTCAATGGTGGTCAGCACCGAGTCCTCGGACTACGCTATGGCAGACCCTTGGGAGGCCGTGGCCTACATCGGCCCACGCGGCCAGATCGTGGACAAGGCCGACGCTCCCGATGGTTCGGTTAAGTTTTTGACCCTAGCCGTGGATTGTCAGGGGGACCACTTCTGGACAATCGTGCGCCAGTGGTCACGCACCGGGCACAGCCGCCTGGTCTGGTTCGGCAAGGTCAATAGCACTGATGGCCTGACGGATTGGGGCGGTCTAGACGCCCTAGCGGTCAAGCACGGCGTGCACCCGCAGCTTGTCATGGTGGACTCTGGTGACGGCAATTCTACGCAGGAAGTCTACAAGCAGTGCGCCGCTCGCGGCTGGCAGTGTTCCAAGGGTTCAGGCCAAGAGTATTTCAACGTAAAGACGAAGGCCGGTGATGCGGTGCGTAGATTCTACAACACGCCGACCGCCATTCATGTGCCTGGGGTACGCAACCCCACATCGCTTATCGTGTTTAGCAATTTATCGGGTAAGGATTTATTCTGGGGCACGCGCGCTCGGAAGGTGTTCACATTTGCCCGTGATGCTCTGCCGGAGTATATCGCCCAGCTCGATTCTGAGGTGAGGGTAAAGGAAGCTGGTAAGCCTATCTGGCGACTGCGCCAAGGGGTTAAGCATAACCATGCCCTAGACTGTGAGTTGCTTGGGATGCTTATTGCGGCACGATGGGGACTCGTCGGCAGAGACGAACCGCAAACCTTACTTGCCCCCCAATAGTTATATGGCACTAGGCATCTATGTCGGCGTTCCAGAGGAGACTTTGCTTGCCTACAAGGCACAGGCCATAGCCGACCTCGGATTGGCTGTAACGTCATACTCTGACTCTGGGACCAGTGTTAACAAGACTGCAGGGCTTGCCCCGGCTACACGCATCCTAGAGATTAACTACGCTTTATCCCGTATCGACAGTTCACGTTATGGCGGTGCTCATACCTCCATTCAGGTAAACTGGGATTCGCGCGTTGATCTCTAATGGCTCCTAAGAAAACACCTTCAAAAACCAAGGCGGCTAAGAAGCAGCCTTCAGCATCTTACTCGCGTTTTGCAAGTACGACGCAATCAGGGGCACGCCGTATGCTGTTCATCGGCGGTGTGGCTGACCAACGTACTGAGGTCACTTCTGCTACGCGTATTGCCATGATGGCGAAGTCGCGCTGGGCTGTTCGTAATAGTCCCATCTACAAGCAGTGCGTGGACGAGGCCGTTTTAATTTCTGTTGGTGACGGCCTCATGGCTCAGTCCCTGGCTAAGAACCCGCAGACCGCGGTGGCCTACGATAAGTATTTCCGCGACTGGTCTGTTAGGTGCGATCTCACCCGGCGCTATAATCTGGGACAACTTCAAACCATGTGGATGTCCGGGGCCATCATCGACGGTGACAGCTGGGGAATTATGACTAACGACCCAAAGACCGGGGTCCCGGCTATCCAGATTCTTGAAGCCCACCGCGTCGGGTCGCCTAAGATGGAGTTCAATGACCGCAACGTGGACGGAGCTTACCTTGGGACTTATGGTGAGATTCTGGGCTGGAATGTTTATACTGACGACTCAAATAAGGATCGGTACGTTCCTGCCTCTGCCATGCTCCAAGTGATGGAGTTTGAACGTCCGTCCGCAGTGCGCGGATATGCAGTGCTGCAATCCAGCCTCCTGTCAGTTCAGGACCACCTTGAGGTCTTCCAGCTTGAGGTCAGGGCAGCTCGCACTGCCGCGGATCATACTTTAATCCTAAAAAAGCAGGGCGGGGTTTTGCAAGATGACCCAGCCGCCAAGTTCTCCGGCGACGCTAATTCCTGCGAGAAGATTGCCAGCCAGATGGGCGGCAAGATGCTGGTGGTAGATACCAATGAGGACCTGACCCAGTTAGCTCAGACCCGACCCTCAGCTGCGTGGATGGGCATGATGACTGCTATTGAACGCGACATTGTGCGCCTGCTACCTTACGAATATCAAGTGACCCCGGGGGTTCTCGGCGGCAGTTCAGTGAGACTGGTCACAGGCCGTGTTTCACGATTTGCCGGAAAATGGCAATCCATCCTCATCGACAGCCTCGACCGCGTTTACGACTTTGTCATCGCTGACGGTATCGCCAAGGGCAAGATTCCCGATGACCCGGACTTCAACCGCAAGACGTGGATTACGCCCCGCGACATCACCGTGGACGCTGGCCGCGAAGCCTCGCAAGACCGAGCCGACCTGCAGATGGGTCTCACGACATCCTCTGCCATCCTCGGCAAGAAGGGCGTTACCTTTGACGATACGCTGGAGGCCCTGGCGGTCGAAGCTGAGAAGCGAATCCAGAAAGCCAAGGACCGTGGCATCCCTCTTTGGATGCTCTACCAATCGCAATTCAACTGGCTCCAGCAGGGCCAGAACTCCAGCCAAATCCCAACTGACGTTGCCGACAACCTAGACCTACCTCCTCCACCCTCTACCCCATGAAGTGCATTATCGAAGGACTAAGCGGAGCGCCTATGCTCTGCGATCCCATCAAAGCCGCTAACCATCTGAAGTACGCCGAGAAGTATGGCGTTATCGACGGTGTGCTGGATATGTTCTTTAACCCCATCGTTAAGCCCTACGTTACACAGGGCGGTACGGCAGTAATCCCAGTGCAGGGTTTCCTGGCTATGGGCCTGACCAAGTTCGACAAGATGACCGGAGCCTCGGACATGGGCGACATCGGCGACGCTATCGACGAGATGCTGGCTAACCCTGCGGTCAAGCGCATCGCCTTTGAGATTGATTCGCCAGGTGGGACGGTGGTCGGTACGCCCGAACTCGCCGACAAGATTGCGAGCATCCCTCTGCCGACGATGTCCTATGCCCGCAAGCTCATGGCCTCCGGCGCATATTATACAGGTAGTCAGGCCGACTACGTTCTAGCCAGCCCCTCGGCGGTCGTGGGTTCCATCGGCGTGATCGCCGTGGACGAATCCTATCAAGCGGCCTTTGATGCTATGGGCATCAAGGTCGAGGTCTTCCGCGCTGGAAAGTATAAAGCGCCTAATATTGCAGGCGAAGGCTATACGCAGGATATGCGCGCGATGGAACAAGCAACCGTTGAAGCTATGGCAGAGGAGTTCAAGCAGACAGTCCTCCGCAAGCGCTCAATGGCAAACCGCGCTGACATGGAAGGTCAAGTGTTCACTGGCCGCGAAGCCGCCAACAAGAACCTGATCACCGGCCTTGCCTCATCCTTTGCCGAAGCCTTGGCCGCTTTCGAGCAAGACGCATAACCTTACCCAATCCGCAATAGTATATGACTATCGAAGAACGCTTCAAGGCCGCCGAGGCCGCTGTCGTCTCCCTTACCGCCGAACGCGACGACCTCCGCAAGACGGTCGAAGCCTCTGTCGTTGACGTGTCCGCTGAACTTGACGCCGCTAAGGTGTCCGCTGCTTCTCAGGACCAAAAGGTTCAGGAGTTAGAAGTCGCCCTCGCTGACGCTAACGCTAAGATCGCAAAACTTGAAGCCGCCAAGGCTACCGGTTCGGCCGAAGCCGCTGTCATCCTCGCCGCTTCCGGCGTTGACCCGGTTGCCGCCCCTATCGCCGAGGCTGTTGTCGGCTCCATCGTCGAGCAATACGCCGCGATGCCTGTAGGCCCTGAACGCCGCGCCTTCTTCAAGAAGCACAAGGCTGTCCTCTTTTCTTCAAAGTAATCTTTACCCCCCAAATATAACACACTATGGCTAACACCATCTCTAGCGCCCTAATCGTTGATACCGTCAGCGAATACGGCCTTACCAAACTCGCGAACCGCCTTGCGGCCCTCAGCCATTTCACCACGGATTTCTCCGCTGATGTGAAGCGCCCGGCGGACGTCATCCAGGTTTCGCTCTCCACCGCTGGCAGCACGACCGTCACCAACCCGACGGACTTCTCGACCATCGGCGCGTCCACCCTCGGCGCTTCTGCCGTCGCCCTCGACCACCTTTACCAGCCGTTCGGTCTCGCTTATGGCGATATCCAGAATGGCGTGAAGCTTGAGCGCCTCGTGCAGATCAACATGGACAAGCTCGCTGACGCCATCTGGGCCGCTGCTACTGCTCCTATCACCGTCGCTAACTTCGGAGCCGCCACCGTGACCGCCGCTGATTCGGCCATCACCCCTGGTTCTGCTAACCTCCGCGCTCTCTGGGCCGGTGTCTCCAAGGCTGGTCGCAAGGCGCTGATCGTTAACCCTGGCATCTACAGCCAGCTCATCCCGACCAGCACGACCTCGCTGCCCCTCTCTGAAGGTGCTTACGGTTTTGAAGGCGGCGTTCACTACGCTTCCTCCTTCCCGTCTGAAGCGAAACTGGCTGGTTTCGCTTGCTCTTCCGAAGCCGTGGCGATGGCCGCTGCCGCTCCTGACTTCCAGGCTACCCAAAATGACTTCATCGTTTCTGAGTCGATGGTTCTGCCGGGTCTCGGTCTGAGCATCTTCTACAATGTCTGGGGCGACCCCACCACGCGTAACCTCGTCGGCTCCTTCGAGCTGATGTTCGGCGCGAACAAGGGCATCACCACGGGCACGATCGCCTCGGTCTACAACCCCTAATCTGGGCTGACGGCCTAAGACAGCCCCCAGCGATGGGGGCTTTTTTGTATCTCCAATTCCCCACCCTTCCAACACATGAGCATTTATGATACATTTCTGCCAGATTTCCAAGGTCTGCTAGCCGATATAGGCGTCCCGGCTACGGTCGGTGAATACGTATTCCTCGTCGGACTGTCCCGTCCCATGAACACACCACGCTTTGAGGCTGGTGGCTTCGTTGACCAAAAGATGTGGACGGTGCGTTTCGCCGCCGCTACGGCCCCTTGGACGGCTTCTGATGGCCGGGTAGGGGGTCAGGTCGCTACACTGGACGCAGGGGTTCCTGCGGCCTTCCTAGGCGAAGGTAAGAAGTTTACGGTTAACGGCCAGGTGCTCCGCGTTAAGGGCCAGTCCTATAAACTCACCAGCGCCGTCATCGAGCTAGACTGCATCGACGACAACCAGTAATGGCCAAGAAAGGCTGCATAGACCCTAAGAGCAAAGCCGAGTTTGACGCGGCCATTGCCCAGTTCGCTAAGGACGTTAAGGTCGATGTTAAGATTATCACCAACGAGCAGATGCGCCTGATGCTCCGTGATGCCATGACCTTTACCCCTCCCATGCCTGCTGGCGGTGGTCAGGGTTTGAGCGTAGCTGCACACAAGGCCGGTATGGGAAAACTAGCCAAGGACGTCAAACGTATCTTCATTCCGATGGATCAGTCCCGCAGGTCTAAAGGCGTATTCCTTCGGCAAGTCATCAACGCCGTCCAAGGTACTGGCCCTAGCGGCCGCTCCTGGATGGACTTTATCGCCCTGCAGCCTACGGAAAAGAACATCAAAGGACTATCCCCTGTCATGCGTAAGATTATGCAAGACACGGATACCCGCCGAGCCTTTGCCAAGGCTCAAAACTATTTAAACAAAGCCCGGGCAGACGGAACCATGCGCCCGGTCGAAGGGCCTACCACTGACCTGCGGACAATCCACGACAGGTATAAAGCCAAGTTCGGTGGACGCTGGCCTAAGAACGCCCCTGTTGGCGGTCCGCAGTTTACGGTGAGCACGTCCGACGTGCTCAATGCCTACATCGCTGAACGTCAAATGAAGGTCGGTCGCGTCAAGGCAGCATGGGCAACGGCACTTGCCATGATTCCCCCACTTATCAGTTCTAAGGGAAAGGCCAGAAACTATGGCGTGTATGATGCCCCTTGGGTTGATGCTAACCGCTCGGCCATGGGCCAGTTCACGATGACAGAGACAGGCAGTTCCATGTCAATGACAGCCACGAACCTGATCGGTAACGTCAATAACGTTGCAACGGATGCAGGCACTGAGAACATCGTCTACGGCAACCGCGTTAAGCAGATTAACGCTACCATCCAGTCTCGCCTAGATGATGCAATCGAGCGCGCTAACAGTAAGAAATAACCACTTTTATGGGCACAAAATCCTCACGTCAAATCCTCGAAGCGGCCATCGCTTCTCACCTCTCAGCTCAGACCGAACTGGCTGGGGTCTATATCTACACTGGCGACGGCGCAGATACTAACGTACTCCCCAAGGCCATCGTCCTCTGCGACTCGGCCCGCTCTCCTAACGATATGCCACAGGGGCTGGGTAACTACTCCTGCGGAACCCGCGTCACGGTCTTCTCCTCTGCCGACGACAACACCCTTGAAGAACACCGAGCACGATGCGCTGCCGTTGCCGGGGCCATGCAGGACCTGACGGCCATTAAGGCGGTCTTCGTTGCTGGGGGCGATGCCCTATGCTACGACGTCACCCCTCAGTCCGAGGACGAAGGGGTTAACGAACGCTCCTGGGCGTCCGTGTTCGGCTACGACATCCTGATCGTGGTGAACCCGGTCTGATAACCTTACCCAAGAAACAATAGATATACCATGTGTGCCGCAATCGTCCAGGGCATCAGTGCCATCTACGCCATCCATAATACGACCATTGCTAACGCCGTGGTGCAAAGTTATACCAACGACGGCGAGTTCAACGCGGAGGCTACTATCGTTGACGAAAACGGCCTGACGATTGCCTGGCGCGGTGACGACAGGAAGACCCAGATTACCTGTGAGCTGATTGCAAAAACGTCAGTAATGCCGATTCTTGGTGCTGCCTTCTCGGTTACGGTCAACACTGCTTCGTCTTATACGAGCGGTTCTGCTTCGACCACCTTCTCTGGATGGGTTACCAAGCTCTCAGATAAGGGCAGCGTTAAAAATTACTCCAGTATCACGATCACTGCCGTCGGCTACGAGGCCGTCGTCTAACCGATGTGTCCGCGCGCCCTCAGCGCGTTCACGGACCCACGCCGCTTAGTCGTGCTGGGCCGTTTCGTTGACCCATTCTCTTTGCTTCGTCGGCTACAGCTGGAGTCTGTAGAGTCTCCTTTCGTTTTGCCCGGAAAAGACGTCCGTCCGCTCGACCTTCTGATCGCCGTTAAAATCTGTGCTGGTGAGCCTATCGGCAAACTCAGCCTAAAGGATCGTTTCTATCTTGGACGCCTTAGCGCTAGCGAAACCTACTTTGTTAAGCAGATGTCCCGCTTTACCGAGTTCGTCCTGATTGAGTCCTGGCCTAAGTTCTGGGAGAAGAAGGCCAAGCACACTAACACGACTGGGATGCCCTGGGTATTAACCGTGGTCTGTAACCTTATGAATCATGGGGTATCCGAAGAGCGCGCGTGGACTATGCCGGAGTCGCAGGCCATCTGGCTGCACTCATGCTTTGCAATCAGCGAAGGAGCTGACATGAAGCTATTAACCAAGGAAGACGAAGACCTGATCGCCAAACTTGAAACCGAACCCGCATGAGCAACTCCGTAAAGTTTAGCATTGATGGAGAAACTAACGCCGAGCAGGTAGCCGGACGCGCTAAGGCCGCCGTCGGTAGCATCGAGAAGCAGGTCGAGACTATCGGAATGAAATTTAAGAACTCATTCAAAGATATCTTCCTTTCTTTTCTAGGCCCTATGGCTTTGCTTGGTGCTGCTATGGCTTTTATCGGTAAGGCTATCGCTGATAATCAGAAGAAGCATGATGACGCTAATCAAGCTGCCATTAATAACACTAACAAACTGATGTCTGCCGAGGACAGGTATTACGAAAACAAACGCAACAACGAGAAGAAGGCTAAGGAAACTGTTACCGAGGCAAAGACAACTCGTGAGGACGTGACTAGGAGCTTCTTGCTAAACGATCTAAGGGGAGACGAAATTATGAGTCGTTTTCCAGCTCAAGTAAATATGCTTGGGATTCAAACAACTAATCCCTATTATCTGGCATCTAGGTCCAAAGCGGTACAAGATGAAGTCCAAGCCCTAATTGCTGAAGACGCTAAGAAGAACCCAGCCGCTGGAGCCGCACTAAAAGACTCCACTTTCCAAGGCCCCGCTGGTTTCTCCAACGTGATTGGCGTAGGCGCTAACCCAGTGCTTGAGAACATGACCAGGCAGACCGATATCCAGCAGCAGATTCTGGAATATATCAAGGCACAGGCTCCCAGCGTGGGCCGCCCTGACGTGCCGGACTTTACGAAGCAAGTACCATTAACCTTACAGAAATCTGGACTCACCTAATTTATGGCACGCATTGACCAAGGCAACAACCTAACGGCTGACATCCTCCAGCCAGGCTACACGACTACGTCTGATGGCTTTGGGTTAATCACGATTACGGCCACGTTTAAAAGCGACGCGAACACTGGTAGCTTTGCTCCGTTTGTGCGCGGCACGCCGTTCCCGGTAGCCAGCTACAATTACTGCAAATCACATAAAGGTTCCATCAGCTGGGACGCTCTTGGCGTTGCCACCCTAAAGGTTGATTACGTCGGCATTGATCCTTCGGTTAACGGCGGTTCGCATACCAATGCCAACACCTCGGCAGCCAACGGTCTGACGGCTGATAATATCACGGCTCATCCTAACTTCTTTGTTGCTCAGGGTTCGCCTTACCTTGGGGCGATTGCTGGACCCGCCCCCTATACTCAAGACTCTGTTAATAACCTTGCTCCCAATGTTGGAAGCTCTGGTCCGGCCTACCTTGGCTTGAACGGCGCTTGCTTTGAGAAAATAAACGGCGGTCGATTCATTGGCTTCGTCGATCCATCCTACCCGCAATACTACGGCAAGACTCAGTACCTTGCGCCGACTACGAGTTACTCTGGGATTATGTATATCGAAGACGAGGCGCAAGTCTCCGTCCTTATTGAACTTTTAGGGACCACCAGTGTGACCAATTCTTGGAGCACGTTCCCGCTGCTTCCTGATTGGGCGCCAGTCGGAACTGGCTTTGAAGGCAATCCAGTAAACATACTGTCTCAGGTGAACGTCGAATCCTTTGGCCTAATTTATAAAATTAACTACGAGATTCGATATTCGCGCGTGGGCTGGGAGCTTGACGTTTACAAGAAATACTAAGCCATGTCGATTCAACCCGGCCCAGGCTATACGTTCACGTCCTCCAGCCTCGGGACTAACCTTAACATTGAGCAGCCGTGGAGTGAGTGGAACGGCGGCGCTGGGGTCTGCCCCCTTCAGATCTACAATCTGCGCTATGACAGCACCGCCGAAGTATATTACATCAACGTCAGCCCAGGCATGGTAAACAACCTCGGCGTCACCGATCACGACGACAATCCGTTAACCGATCTGCCACCACCTGACATCCAAGTTTTTGAAGACGGACTGGATGAGACAACGACGACCAATTACGTCTACGTTGTTTGCCAGCCAGCGGGTGCTCCAGACTATACTTATCCCGACCCGGATTTACCGCCGTACATTACGATTAAAACTGACCTTCAGACGGACGACGACGAGACTGCTTTTTTTCTTATTGGGATTGTGCAGGGCTCTACTGATACTGAGACCGATATAGATACCTTGCATACGTTTAACTATAAGGGCTGCGGATCGTTGTGGTCTCAGCGCTTTAAGTGCGGATCCGGTGGCGCTAATTACTGGTGGAGCGGCGTCTAATATGACCTTGCCGCATATGGCTGGTGCTAGGCAGGTAATGTTGGGCAACCCTGCTGCGTCCGGGTCATATCCTGCTGGGTCTCTTCCGCTACCTACGGGTAACCCGACACATAACTTCATCGACACCAACGCAACATTCTACGCATACTACCCAACTGTATTTATTCCACAGCCATCATTTAGCGCCTATCATGACTGGTATCCCGAATACCCAAACGAGTGCGTTTCAAGGGTAAGCCAAGGCGTAGTTTCAACGACCAATTACATCAGGCCACTTGGAGGCGAGGCAGCTATTGAATCAACGTATCCGGCTAACATCGTCTACAATTACAACCCCGCCTCCCCAGACTTCGACCCTGTACCAAATCCTAACGGAACGGTCGGAAATTATAGTGGGACCGGAGGAGGAGGCACGGCAGGTATACTTGTCTTTCCGCGCTGGCATACAGACACGCCCTACGACATGGCAAATGCCTCTTCTTATGATTTCTGGCAATACTCGGGTTACTTTCCGCTAAAAAGTCACGACTACATGGTCGCGCCAACAGGAGCCGGTCTGCCTGGGTGCTGCTCTGCCAGCCTAACGGTCACCAACCTAATGAGCGAAGTGATGAATACGCACACTGGCTTAAATGAATATTACTATTTCGATCAGGCATCATTTGATTATACGCAGACGGGGAAGTTAGTCATTCCAATCGACTGGGAAGTGTGTTGTTGGAATGATGGCACGGTCATCAACGGCACGGCTTCCTTCTCTTCCATTGACGTGACCACCGTTGCGCTAGGTAATTCATCCCCACCAGGCTTTGGATTTACCGGCATGACGGCCACAACTGGTACGACCATAACGGCAGCGGGTACTGCTAACTTCACCGTGACCATCAGCTCAGGCTACACCCCCGTTATAATTAGCGTCCCGGTCGTGTCGGGTAAGATTACATTCATCACGGACTTCTGGATTACATCGGTGGTGGCCCCCACCTGACCTAAACCCTACTTTTCCCGCAATAAGTAGCCATGTCCAACAGTGTTTCTATCTCGCAAGGCAACAGTTTCGCCTGCGTTTTTACTTGGACACCCGGAGCTAGTGGCCCTGCCAACCTGCTGGCGACGACCCTTACCTCGACCCTAGAGGACCGTTGCGGCACTGCTTATACGCTGACGGTCACCACGGCCAACGATGGCCTGTCCTTTACGGTGGCCTACGCTGGCTCAACCGCCGACTGGGCGCTGGGCCTAGCGCGCTGGGATATTAAGTTCGTCTTCCCTGGCTCGACGGTAAGCCGGACCGAAATCTTCCGCGTCAACGTCATCGACTCCGTCACGGTCTAAGACCATGCCCGACGCGATCATCACTTCGACGGCCTCGACCTTCGGGACCATCTCCGGCACGTTTGCCGCCGACCAGTCTACGATCACCGGCACGGTCACTGGCACGGTCACTGGAACCCTGTCGGGCAGCGTTGGAGTCCCTGGTCCAGCTGGGCCGACTGGCGCTACTGGGGCTACTGGGGCGACTGGTGCTCCCGGTCAAGGCGTGGCGGCTGGCGGTAGTACCGGGCAGGTGCTCCAGAAATTATCTGGGGTATCCTATGACACTGGCTGGCTGACCCTCCCCGCGGACTTCATTACCAGCGTCTCTGCTCCGCTCGGGGTCACGTCTGGTAATCTGGCAGTGGACTTGTCAGCGTACTCGACCACAGCACAGGCGGCTGCGTTGTATTATCCCCTTACCGGTAACCCATCGGGCTTCCTGACGTCAGCAGCGCTTGCTCCTTATCTTCCCCTAGCTGGCGGCACGATGTCCGGCACGCTCTTAGTCCCTACGATTAAGAACCTGTTAAACACAAACCTGGTCATCGACGCGTATAACGACACAGGGGCTGGGACGCATAATTACTACATCTTCAATCCGTACGGCGGTGGCTTTGAGCTGCCGACTGGTTCGGCTGGCATCACCTTCGGAAACGCCAGTGTCCAGACCATCGCCTTCCCTGGCTTCAATAACGTGGCGCTGACGGGCGACCCTACGGCCCCGACCCCTGCGACATTGGATAACGATACCAGCATCGCTACCACGGCCTTCGTCAAGGCCCAGGGATACATCACCTCGGCCCCTGTGACTTCGGTCGCTGGACGCACGGGTGCGATCACGCTGTCGAATACCGACATCTCTGGACTTGGCACGATGGCAACGGCTACGGCTGCGGATTACTCGACCACGGCACAGGCTAATGCGTTGTACCTGTCACTTAATGGCGGCTCGCTTAATGGCTTTGTCTCTTGGCAAGGCGCTGCACCTGATGAGGCACAAGCAAGTTACAATGGCTTTACGGTTCAGAACGCCTCGGGGGTTACGTCCATGCTAGCAGATGGAATATATTTTCCAGATAATAGCTATCAGGGAACCGCTTTCCCCGGCTTCACAGGTTACGCTACCTTAGCCTCGCCTACCTTTACGGGAAACCCGACCGCCCCGACTCCGCCCACCTCTGATAACGATACCTCCATCGCAACGACGGCCTACGTCAAGGCCCAGGCGTTCGGCGACCGCTACCTGAGCAGCTCGACGACAAGCAACACGATCGGCAACGGCAACAAGACCTTCACGATCGGCACTGACCTTTCGTACACGCAGACCCAGAACATCACGATTTCTTACAACGCGTCGAACCATATGCACGGCGAGGTGCTGACGTACAGCACAAGCACTGGCGTCCTAACCGTGGACATCAACCACCACACCGGCTCGGGAACGTACGCCTCATGGGTGGTTAACGTGGGCGGCGTCACCCCTGCGACCTCGGTGGCCTTCGCTGACATCACTGGGGCAGTCTCTGGCAATACGAACTTGCAGGCTGCGCTGGACCTCAAGGCCAACCTTGCAAGTCCGACCTTCACCGGCTCACCTCTCTCGACCACTGCCGCAGTAGACACGAACACGACCCAGATTGCCACCACCGCCTTCGTCGTCGCACAAGCCGCTGCCGCCACCCCGCTCGTGGATGGTACGGCTGCCGTCGGTACGTCCACGCGCTACGCTCGCCAGGATCACGTCCATCCGACGGACACCTCACGCGCCGCTCTTGCCAGCCCGACTTTCAGCGGCACGCCATCCTTGCCAACGGGTACGACGGCCATCACCCAGACCGCTGGAAACAACACTACGGCGCTGGCCACCACGGCTTTCGTCACGGCGGCGGTTCCGGCGTTTGCCAGCGTCTTAAACACCTCTAAGGCTACAAGCACGACAACGGCATCCAGCCCTGTGTCTTTACTCGGCATCACATTTTCTGATAAAGGAGTAATCACACCAATGTCCTCGGCCTTCACAACGGCTACCTCTGGTGCTGGAGCTTCTGCAAGCCTCTATTGGGGTGCGCTCCTTGCTTATACGCCCGTTACGGTTGCTGGTTACGCTGGTGCATATTATACAACCGGTACGCATTACAACGGGCTAACTAATCGTGACATCGTGGACTGGACTAAGACGGTCGGCTTTAGTTGCGTGACCAATCGTGAGTCTACGGCTTTCCCGAGTGGCGTGCTTATCCGCATCACGCTCGGCAAGTCTGCCTCTGGCGGCACGCTGGTTACTCGTGGCATTGGTCTGGAAATCATTGCGGGTCAGACATACGTCAAAATCTTGACCCATAACGGGACGACGCTGACTACCACTAATAGCACCTACCCGCTGGCGACTAACCTGACGGCAAACTACGTTCACCAGATGGCCGTCATCTCTTACGGTAACGGAACGGCAGAACTGTTTGTCGATGGGGTTTCTTACGGCACGGCATCAGGCGCACCTACGACTGCAAGCACCGGCACACAGAACCGCTATTCCATTGAAACCTACGCTGACGGCACGCAGGGTGCAACGTCGCTTGGTCAATTATTTGGTCAAAATAAAATCATTACTTCGCTATGATTACTTACAGAATCTCCACTGAGTTCCGCATGGCTGACCCCATGAACATCCTGACTCTCGTATTCCCAGCGTTCAACGGCGAGCCTGCGGAGTGTTCCGAGGTTGCTATCACCGCCACCTTCGCCACCGCGCAAACCCCAGTCGACCTCGGCCCCCTCGTCAAAGTCGAAGTCATCTCCTCCCCATGATCACTCTGCTCCTCATCGTCGTCGCCTTCGCTGGCGGCTTCTACGCTGGCGTCAAGAACGCCAAGTCCGCTAAGGTCGAGAAGGCCGTGGACATCCTCAAGGCCCTCAAGTCCAAGGACTGACCATGCGCTCGCTCCTGGTCATCGCTCTCCTGATGGCCGGGTGTGCTACGTCCTCCGACCCGCTGCCAGTCCAGCCTGACGGTCCGACCTCTCCGTCCGTTGTAGCTACAGTCTCCAAGCAGTGGGACACCGCCGACGCTAAGGTAAGCGCCGCCATCTCGATTGCCAAGGAGAACGCCGATCGCCCCGATGTCGTACGCAGTGAAACCGCCGTGGCCCTTTCGTTCCTCCCTGCTCCCGAGGCTGGCGAACTTGCCATCGCCCGGGCACGCGCTGCCAAGGCCGATCAGAAGGACTACGCCGCCGCCGAAGCCTTCGGCAAGAAACTCCTCTCGCAGATAGACACCTCCTGGCTAAAGGTTCAGGCCGACACGACCGAGGCCCTCCGCGTCTCGCAGCTGAAGGACGCCCGCATCGTCGAGCTGACCAAGGCCGTAGAGCAGGCCAAGGCCGACATGGCCTCACAGACTTGGAGTTGGATTGGTGGAGCACTTGCGGTAGCCGGTGCTCTCTGCACTGCGTTCCTCTCTCCTAAGATCGGCTTGCCCCTAATCGGCTGCGGGATGCTCTGCGGCGCAGTGCCGTTAATTACTGAGAGTGAATATTTCAGCGTTATCGTTGCGACTACCCTTTCGATTGCCGCTGCACTTATGCTCTACCTGCTCTGGGATTACGTTAAAGACAAAGCCAACGCCTCTGACTATGTCCCGCCCTCGCCCAAAGTCTGACCCGCCCGCCGTTCAATACGGCGAGCCTCACTTTACCTTCCGCATCCTCGGCAGGGTTAAGCCTACGCACGATCCGAAGTGCCCGACTCCTTTCGGCTACTGCTGGAAAGGCTTCGGCGACATCCACTGCGACTCTAGGCAGTCAGAGGAGGAGATGATTGACACGGTAGCTCACGAACTTTTGCACGACGCGCTGCCATACTTAGACGAAGAGGCCGTCGAGAAAGCCGCCAACAGGATTGCCTCTGCCATGTGGAAACTTGGCTACCGTCGGACCGTCATCCAATGAGCGTCGAAACGTTCCTGACAGTCGGCGTCCCATCGCTCGCCTCGCTAGCATATGCGTCTGCGGGAATCGCTCACTTTTTCATTACCAAGAATTACCCTATGTCGCTAATGTTCGCCTGCTATAGCGTGGCAAACCTAGCCTTACTGACCTCGACCCTCCGCAAATGAGCGCGCCCCTTGACCCTGAGTCCATTCCGAAGGAGCTGAAGGACGGCGTTGTGGCGGCAGTGATTGGGGCGTTTTCTATGGCGGCCAGACTTTTGCTTTCAGAAGAGAAGCATACCTGGGGCTGGGTGGCTCGTCGCGTCATGGCTGCTTCGATTACCGCCGCAGTCGCTGGTTACGCCCTGACCGAATACATCGCCAGCCCTGGTCTTCGGATGGGAGCCATCGGCGCACTGGCTTACGCAAGTCCTGAAGCCCTTGACGCTATGCTGCGGGCAATCAAAGCCCGGGCCGAACGTGAGGTCGAGAAGGTGTCCAAGCCTAAACCCAATGGCAAAGCCAAGCGATCGAAGCGCAAGTGAGGGTAACCTGCTGCTGGCGGTCTGCCTGCTGGTAGCCTTTGCTGGGCTGGCCTCTGTTACGACTGCGTTCACGGCAGGGTTCGTCCTAGACCAGCTGCAGAACACTGACGCCATAGTTATGCTAGTGACCGATGGGGGCATTAAGTCGGACTCCAAAGAACTAGAGTCTAATCTATCCTCGGCTACCCTAGCCCTGCAGTCCGTACGTGACCTAGGGCTGGCCCTGTCATTTGGATGCCTTGCCGTAGCCGTGGCGGCTGTTTTAAGGCTCTGGCGGGGTAGACAGCCATCATAGCCCCTACCCCCACCTCCTAGGGGATTCTAAGCAGGGGGCTGATTCCCCCTTGACGGAGCACTCATGGCCGGGCATACCTTGCCTATCCCGCACAACATGAGCACACCCTCCGACCCGAACGCCGACCTGTACGCGTATATCTTCAACATGATTGAGAGCCAGCCGCAGTTCCGCGTTGGCCCTCGCCGTGAACCCAAGGCCCCGCTGTCCCAAGCTATGCTTGCCCGCCCCTACAAGGGCATCACGCCTGAGTCCTACGCCGTTGAGCCGAAGATTGACGGAGTCCGCGTGATCGTGGAAGTCTGCCGCCAGACTCTGGCCGTCGCCATGAAGACCCGCAACGGCAACCCGCTTCCGTCCATCGCTCACCTTGGCGCATGGTTCGCTGACACTGCCAGCAAGCACGGCGTGTTTACTTTCGACTGTGAGGCCGTATCCGGCGCTGACTTCTACGACTCTGTCGGTGCTCTCCGCTCTAACGACCCTGCCGAGGACGCGTTCCTCTGGCTGCTTGACGTTCCCGACGATGTCGGAACCTACCGTGAGCGCCGCACCTTGATGGCTTGCTTCACTTATTCCGACAAAGTCCAACTGGTCGAGTCCTTCATGGGCATCTCTCCTAACGATGCGTTCCGTCGCTTCGTCTCTCAGGGTTTTGAGGGAGCCATGATTAAGGACGCAGACGCCCCTTACGCTCAGGGCAAGCGCTCATCGGCTTGGCTTAAGGTCAAGGCCGTCGACGCCGAGGACTGCCCGGTAGTCTCAGTCCATGAAGGCGAAGGCCGTCTGGCTGGCACGATGGGCCACGTGGTCGTCGAGAACAATGGTCGCCTTATCCGCGTGGGCGGTGGCTTCACTGACGAACAGCGCGCCACGATCTGGGCGAACCGAGACACCGTCATCGGCTCCTGGCTTGAGGTCACATTCCAGAGCAAGACGCCCGATGGCTCCATGCGTCACCCTCGTATCCGAGGCGACAAGTGAGAGTAACGCCCACCCCTTTCCCCCGCACATGAACAACAAAGAATACCACGCCAGCCCGGCGGTCAGTAACTCAAAACTGTCCCGCTTCCTTGAGTCTCCCCGACTTATGAACACCCCCCGCAAGAAGACCCCTTCCCTTCGCTGGGGTTCGCTTGTCCACACTATCATCCTCGAGCCTCAGCTCGTCGGCTCCGAATGGGCCGTGATGCCCGAAGGACTCGACAAGGGCAAGGGAGCCAAGGCCCGCGAAGAGGAGTTTGAAATGGCAAGCATTGGCAAGGAGATCGTAAGCCACGACGAGTACGTCCAACTCTGCAACATTGCCAAGGCCGTGCAGGAGGACACTGAGGCTTCTACCCTGCTCTCAGGTGAAGGCGTCAACGAGGCTTCGTTCTTCTGGACTGACCCTATCACCGGCATCGAGATGCGCTGCCGACCAGACCGTTACCGCGAGGACGGCCTAATCGTAGATGCAAAAACAACGCCATCCATTGAGCACTTTGCTTTTAGGCGCAGCTGCTGGGAGTTTGGCTACGACCGCCAGTCGGCCATGTATACTGACGGCATCGAAATCGCTACCGGCAAGAAACCTACAGGCTTTGCCTTCATCGCTATCGAGGGCAAGGAAGCCCCAGAGATTTTCGTCCAAGTGTTCGTAATGACCGAAGCCGATATCGAAGTCGGACGCCGTCGCTACCGTAAGGGCCTCGACCTGATGGCCGCTTACCAGACCACGCTCGGCGCTGATCCGCAGGCTTGGCCCCACAAGACCGGCCCCGGTGTCATCGAAGTGGACCTCTCCAAGTTTAACGTCTAACCCTTCCCACTATGAGCACACCCGCAGTCCAGCCAAAGAACACCATCGAGCTTGTCCGCTCGCAGTCCCTCCAGGAGCAGGTCGCTAAGGCCCTCCCCAACGCCGACGACGCGTCTCGCTTTATGCGCTGCGTTATCACCGCCTGTAACAAGAACCCGAAGCTGTGGGATTGCACTCCCTCCAGCGTGGCCTCGGTCATCCTGCAAGCAGCGCAGTGGGGTCTGATGCCTGACGGCCACCATGCCCACCTCATCCCCTACGGCAACGACGCCACCCTGCAGTTCGACTATAAGGGCATCCTCGCTCTGGTCATGCGCTCCGGCGAAGTGGCTCACATCCACGCCGACATCGTCTGCCAGAATGATAATTACCGGTTCAACCTAGGCAAAGTCGAAGAGCACGTCGTGGACTTGTCCAAGGATCGTGGCGAAGCCTACGCGGTCTACGCCATGGTTCGCTTTAAGGACGGTGAGACTGCCGCCATTCAGATGAGCAAAGCAGAAGTGGAGGCCATCCGTAAGGCCAGCCGTTCCGGTGCGTCCGGCCCTTGGGCGACTTACCCAATGGAGATGTGGAAGAAGACCGCATTTAAGCGCCTTGCCAAGTGGCTCCCCCGCTTGCCGCGTGACGTGCAGGAAGCCATCCACAAGGACAACGAGGCTGAGTACGGACACCGCACGGTTGAAGGCCAGCCAGTCCAGCCCGCAGCTGAGGCCATCAAGGAAGCAGTGAAGAAGGCCAAGGCTACTGAGGTCGAGGCCATCGCTACCGCCGACGAACCGATAGACATTTAGGCTAACTCAGGGGTGCAGTGTAGCCGGGCCGACTCTCGTAAGGGGGTCGGCCTTATTGTTTGCATAGGTGCAGATGTAGGGTGAGAAAGTCTACCCATGCGACACGTTGTTATCCCCATCGCGGGATTTGCAAGGGCGGGCAAGGACACTTTGGCCGATGCTATCTTCGACCATCTGGAGCAGGACGAACCCGGATATTCCGTCATCGTGATGAAGTTCGCCGATGACCTGAAGCACTCCCTGCAGGCATCGCTTACAGCGGCTGGCCTAAAGGTTGATGTCTTTACCGAGGACACCGCTAAGAAGGCAGCACTTCGCCCCTTGCTCGTAGCCTACGGAGAATACTGCCGGAGCCAGAACCCGAACGTATGGGTGGATAAAGTCGTCGAGCACATGAACACCTGGGCAGACGAGACCGTGGCCGACTCTGACAGCACCGGCTCCGTAGTCCTTATCCCTGACCTACGCTACGCCAACGAGTACCAGAAGCTTGAGGCCCTGTGCATCAAGCGCGGTTGGTGTTACGTGCCGATCTACATTGAGCGCGGTGGCAACGTTCCAGCCAACAACGCCGAGGCCGAGTCCATTGGACTGATGGCCGCTCGCGGTTACTTCGCCAGGGACAACGCTCTGCAGGTCGGCTTTGCCGATGGCTCCGTCGAGCTGATTAGCCAGTGGGCGCGCAAGTTCACGCAGTCAATGAGCCTCTACCGATGAGCAACATCGTTAGAAAGTGGAAGCGGTTTGCCGTAGTGTCGTGCTCGCACGGACATTTTATTGACCCATCTGCCCAGAAAGGGGTGACTGATTTTATTAAGGCGTTCCGTCCACATCGCTTCGACCATGCAGGAGACTATACGGACCTCTCCCCTTTGATGGGCGGGGGCAAGGGCGACGGCGACCCGCTGGCCCCTGACGTTGAAGAGGGCCTTAACTTCCTTGAGCAGCTGAAAGCCTATAAGGACCTAGAGTTAGTCGTGCATGACGGCAACCATGAGGCGCGCCTGTTCCGCTTGGCTCAGTCCACTAATGAGGTCGTGTCCGAGTGTGCGCGTCTCCTGATCGTGCAGATTCAACAGCACTGCCAGAAGTTAAAGGCCAAGCAAATCCCTTACCGGGGGATATGGGAAGGCTCCCGCATCGGTAACGGACTAATTACGCACGGCTCCATCTACAACGAGAACGCCTGCCGCGACATGGCTGAGATGTATTGTAAGGGAGGTGTCTCGGTGGTCATTTTCGGCCATACCCATTCCCCTGGTATAGCCAAAGGACGCCGCGACGATGCACCCACCGGCATCAATGTCGGAACGCTCACGCGCATGGCCTGCATGGACTACGCTAACAGCCGCCGCAAAACGTTCTCATGGGGTCAGGCCATCTGCTATGGCGAGTACGCCGACGACCTCATTGTGCCTACCCTCTACGTTCACCCGCAGGAACTAGCCGGGCAACCTTGGCGCATCAACGTATGAGCAACCCTGCCGATATCTTAGCCCGCCTTATGCGGGAACTGACGGCCAGCGCCGAGGACCACCCTTGCCCCGCCGGGTTCTCAACTGTGGACGATATCCGCGTCGAGCTACGCATGGCCTACACCCGCAACGCTTCGTCCAGGGCTTACGATCTGTTCCGTCGTGGACTGCTGGAACGCAAGGCCCACCAGTTTAAGGCTAAGACTGGGCAGTGCCACAAAGCCTACGTCTATAAGCCTGTCTCGCCATACCGCTCTATCCGGGAAGCATCCGAAGGGCTGTTTGCCCATCAGGCTGACACCGTGCCAAAAGGCTGGGTAAGGGTCGTAGACTACTGCCTATCAATTAGGGTCTCTGACGTGGCCCTACGTGGCCGCATCGCTAGGGCTGGCCTTAAGCCTAAGTATTATAAGACACCTAGGGGCATCATCGGCTTGCACCAGAACGCTTACTATAAGAAGACCGAGTTAGACCGCCTGTTCGCTAAACGGTAAGGGCCACCCTTGCGGATGGCCCGAAGCCCGAACAGCACCTCAGTTGCGATCCCGCACAATTGAATTATCCGGGCTTCGCCTATTACCTTGAGACGGCAGGCCGCTTTGGCAAGCCCCAAGCCACGGTGTTTACCTGCCTAGCCTTGTCGAATTTGACGCGTGAGACGTGCGCCCAGCTAAAGCCATAGCGCTGAAACCCAGACCAGCCAAGATTCCATGCCAGCCAGATTTCACCGGGGAACGGCTGTCGGCCAATCTCCTCAGCCAGCCTAACCTTGAGCACCGTCAGCCAGGTCCGGGCATACTCGCGCGCCTTCGTCGGTACTGCTGCGTCGGCATAGGGGTAGACGGCCAGCCCCGCCTTGAGCCGGATAGCCGAGCAATCTTTCCACGCTACCGAGTGCCACTGTAGGCATCCGATAGCCTTGCCACCGTCACCATCTGGAGTCTTAGACCCACGCCCAGAGGACTCGACCTGTTCGACCGCTTGCACGACAGCCTCTGGGATGGCCTCAGAGGCGAGCAGGGCGGCTGATAGGGCTAGGACTAGACTCATGGGGTCAAACGGCCTTGGCGGGCACGTGGAAGGGCTAGGCCGTAGCGACGCAGAGCAGTGTAGAGCGTGTGACGGCTAAACCCTGATGCCTCTGCCAGTTGCGGGACGGTCATCCCCTGAGCATGGGCCTCGAAGACCAGCGCCTTGGCCGAGCCGAACGGCTTACGCTCACGGCGCAGGACTACGGACAGGTCCTCAGCTGCCGAACGGATTGACCGCATATTGAAACCCGTGTGCTTGGCGATGTCATTGACCGACATACAATGTTCATGCCCGGCGATGACTGCCGCCTGAACCGATCCGTATTGTGCGCGGTTAGCCATTGGGGTGATTGGTAACGCCAGCCTGTTCAGTCAGCACCTCGCGGATTAGGTCCTTCAGGACGTGCGTGGCCATCGCTTTGAAGGCATCGCGCTGGAGTTCGGCCTCATGCAGCCGTAGCCGGAGCCTGGTCAGTTCGTCTTCGTAGTAGTCGGGGTTCATTTAGTTTTTAGTTTAGGGAGTTTGCGGTATTGGCGGTAGGAGTGGATAGAGTCGGCGGAGATGCGGAACCGTTCGGCGGCCTCGGTATAAGTGGCGTTATTCTTGCGCGCCCATTCATAGGCTTCTCGCCCCTTCTCGCTGGCGGTCTTGCCGTTCTTGGGCTTCTTGCCCCTGACCTCAGAGGGACGGCCAGTCTTGGCGGGCCAGCAACCCATCGCCTTGAGCAGCGCGCGCGTCTCATCGGCCTTCATGTAATGCTCATGCAGGGCGGCTTCCCTAAGCGGGACGTGCTTATCTATTAGGTTATTCATCGCACTGATCGCCGAGGAGTGAGAGTTATAGGGGGTGGTCATCGGGTAGGCTTCCAGACGTTAAGGCTGAACAGGTACTCCCAGCGCTTGCGGTGCTCTGCCAGTTCGCGGGCGGTGGCCTTAACCTCGACCGGCGTCTGCTGCTTGAGGCCGGGTCTCAGACGCTCAGGGCGTCGCTTCTGTTTGCGGGTCATGGCTGGCCGTTGCCCTCCTTGGCGGCGTCTTCGCTTAATACCATGCCGTATTCATCTATTCCGGGGTTAACAGAAATGCAATCATTTCTATGGAGAGTCGGTCGATTTATTTTGTCATACTGTATTAAGTGATGCCATCTTTTAAACCTCCAAATTACTTCAACGCAATCTGGGTGCTTACGTTTCAAACTTTCGGCAAACTCCCTGCGGTTGTCTCCAGTATTGTAAAGTGTATCGGTGTTTCCGCCCTTCATGGTCATTGTTGCGGCCTTGTCCTGGAGAAACGCATTAAACAGAATAGTGCACCAACCGTTCTTTAAACAACGAATGGATAGGTCGCTGTCTTCATTATATCGACCTTCCCATTTCATGCCGATTGAATTGTTAATGAGGATGCAACTATATATACGACAGTTTAATGTGAAGGGACGTTTTTGGCGATTGTATGCCATGAAGCTACTGTATTGAAACCCTGCCAGCCCGACGTTTGTGTATCGTTCTACAAAGTCTTCGGCGCACTTAAAGACTGTGCCAGAGGTTACTAGGTATTTCTTGTCGTTATTGTATCGTCGAAAAGCCCGAATGTTGTCGTCAAGGATCCAATGAAATGCAGCTCCCTCGGAGATAGAATGTTCCAGCACAAAGTTCCGTGCTGGGATACCCCCTTGGCCAAGATTTGAAAATGGAAGGACAATGATTTTTCTTGGTGAAATAACAGAAGAATATTGTTCGTATTCTTGTGGCTCGATTACAATGCGGTAAGGTACGGCAATTTTATCTAAAGCTTTTGCTGTAAGGCGACTTTCCCACCGGCCTTTGCTAATGATATAAATGGGGTATTTAGGATTCATCTGTGTAAACCTTATCGGAAAAGGCGTTTCTGTTAAGTTTCGGAAACCAATAGTTTTCAATGTTTTCATTAATAATCTGCCCTATAAGCATTGAAAACGCATCAATGTCATCTTGTGTTTTAAATGATACTTTAATTGTCCGCATTGGCACTTCTGGGTTCATTGTAAACTCGGGCATACCTTGCCATTCTTTTTTAAAAAAATCATCTTGGACTATTTCTGTCCCTAAATCCAATTCTCCTGGCGTTTGTTTGCGTTGAGATCTCATTTGGTTTCGCCCTCCTTGGCGGCGTTCCATCCGTTTTTAGCAACGTTCCATTCTTTAACGCTCCCAAACTGCGGAAGGTCTTCAGCCATCGCATCACCTGCCTTGGTCAGCCGCTTGACCTCGGTGTTGGACTGGTTCACCCAATGCTCTGCAAGTTTAAGCTGAGTCTCGGCCTCACGTTTCCATGCCTCCAGCCGCTCGACCTGCTTCTGCAGTTCCTCATTCGGGATAATGGTGCGGGTAGTGAAGGCGGTCAGCCGCTCAACCTCGGCCTTGAGGCGGGCGTTCTCGACGTTCAGTTCGCCTATGCGCTTCATCATGGTTACTTCTAGATGGACCTTGCTCATACCTTGGCCCTCATGTCCTGCCAGTCCTCGACCGCTTCCTGAACCTCGGCATGGGTCAGGCGCTTACCGTGCCGGATGCAGAACCACAGCTCATCGCCAGCCTCTCGTAGTCCTTCGGCCCGGTGCTTGAGGCGCTGAACCTCGGCCTTGAGCGCGGTGATCTCGGCTTCACAGTTTGCAACAGCCTGGTCGCAGACGTGCAGGGGAATCATCCTGCTTCGATTGATGTCGGTCATAGGACGTTGAACCAGGCGCGCCCGGCGTTGATACCAAACTTGATGGTGCAGCCATCGCAGTGCTGCTTGGCGGCGTGGGCGGCTTCGGCCAGCATCAGCTTGGCCTTGGCTACCGACAGGTCCTTAGTGTAAATCAGGCGGTTGATGTGCTCGACCTCGGTCGCCATATGCCGGGTCGCTAGCTGGTGGTGGGTCAGGTTCATTTGGAGTTAAGGTCGGTGACGCGTGCGATGGCCTTGGCCGGGTCGGTTTCAAAGGCGAAGTATTTGCTAGGCCCGTCGTAAAGGTATGACCTGCCGCCGAAGCGGACGTAGGTCTTGTTACGCTCGATATCAGAATCGGTGTCTTGGAAGTAGTACCGAACGCCTTCTTCGGATTCATAACGATCAATCTTCCAGCGCGGGCGGGGCGTATACTTGCCGCGCAGCAGGTCGTCCTGCCTGTCGCAGAGAGCCTTGAGCGCCTGACCGTTGCGGTACAACTGCCGGGCGTATGACCAGGGGAAGAGCCACCAGAGAGGAGGCATGGAGTCGGGTTTGATGATGAGCATGGCGGGATGGTGAGAGAGTGGGTCAGGCATTGCTGGCAGGCTCCCATGCGATAACCTTAGCCTCGGCGTCGGTCTTCCATACGCCACGGAACTCCACGACTAAGTCGTAGGCCGTGAACAGTGACGCGATGCGCTTCTTGCCGATCAGAGGGGCAAACTCGCCAGAGGTCGGAGCGTGATCCACGCGGTCAATCTGGACGCGCAGGCCGAAGAGGAAGCCGTAGAGCTCGTACTGGCTCTGCTTGCCGGACTTCGCCCGGTGTTTGAGGATGAGGTCCTTGGCCGCTTCTAGACGGACAGGGTCGGTGATGGAGGTGGGTTTGTGGTTCATGTGCGGGAGATTAAAAGCGGTTGATGATGTCCAGCAGATTGGGGCCGTCAGCCAGAAGCAGGACGTACAGGGCCAGCGCGAGGCCAGCGAGGAGGGCGAGGATTAGTTTCATGTGCGGGAGGCCATCAACCTAGCACCCTTACATCTGCCGTAAAGCACTAACCGTTATAAATATTGCCCCCCAGTTATAACGCCCCTAACCTGCACCATTCCCGCACGTGTTCGACCTCCGTCCCTACCAGCAAGCCGCCGTTGATGGCGTCCGCGACTCCTTCCGCTTAGGCCGTCGGCGTCCCCTGCTTGTCGCCCCTACAGGCTCCGGCAAGACCGTCATCTTTTCCTATATCACCGCCTCAGCTGCAGCCAAGGGTAACCGCACGCTGGTGCTCGTCCACCGCGCCGAACTCCTGGAGCAGTGCCACCGCTCGCTTGAGTCCATGGACGTGCCTCATGGCCTCATCGCCTCTGGGCTGACGCCCGACCGCTCTCAGCTCACGCAGATCGCCAGCGTCCAGACTCTTGTCCGCAGGTTCGACCGCGTCTTGCCGCCCGACCTCATCGTTATTGACGAGGCACACCACGCCACTGCCGGTGCTTGGGCATCGGTGCTCGCTCAGTATCCTAACGCGCGCGTCCTCGGCGTCACCGCTACTCCGCAGCGCCTTGACGGTAAGGGCCTCGGTCAAGTGTTCGACGACCTGATCCGTGGGCCAGAGGTTACAAAACTCATAGATGAGGGGTACTTATGTAAACCAGTGTATTACGCCCCTAAGACCGTGGACCTTACAGGGGTTCACATGGTGGCAGGGGATTACAACCGTGCCGAGGTAGCCGAGCGCATGGACAGGCCGACCATCACCGGCGACGCTGTCATCCACTACCGCAAGTACGCCGAAGGACAGCCGTGCATCGTATTCTGCACAGGAATAAAACACGCCGAGCACGTTGCCCAGGCGTTCAACGCGGCAGGTTATCGGTTCAAGGTTATCGACGGTACGCTCGCCAAAGGAGAGCGCGCGCGACGAGTCCTCGACCTGTCCTCTGGAGCACTGCAAGGGCTGGTCAGTGTGGACATCGTGTCAGAGGGATTCGACCTGCCGTGCGTATCTACTGCCATCCTGCTCAGGCCGACGGCATCTCTATCCCTGCACTTACAGCAGATCGGCAGAGTCCTCCGTCCATCACCGGGCAAGCAGCGCGCCGTCATCCTAGACCATGTGGGCAACTGCAGGCGTCACGGCCTAGCCGAAGAAGTCCGTGACTGGTCGCTCGACGGCATACGCAAGCGGGGCAAGCGCGGCCCGCAAGACGATGTGGCCGACACCCGCCAATGCCCGGAGTGCTTCGCAGTCCATACCCCAAGCCCGCAGTGTCCGCAGTGCTTGCACGTCTACGAAATCAAGGACCGCATCCCTGACGTGGTCGAAGGCGAGCTAGAAGAGCTGAAGGCACGTGAGGCCGTCCGAGGTCGCAAGCGGGAGCAGGGCACAGCTCAGACCCTTGAGGACCTGATCCGCGTCGGCAAAGCCAGAGGCATGAAGAACCCTTACGGCTGGGCGCACAACGTGTTCAAGGCACGGCAAAAGAAATGAGCGAGGCCGCCATCCAGCAGGACATCCGACTGTCCCTGGGCAAGTGTCCCGCCGTGCGGATGTTCCGCAATAACTCCGGCGCATATAAGGACCCCCGCTCTGGCCGCGTCATCCGCTACGGCCTGACCACCGGCTCGGCTGACCTGATTGGCTGGCAGACGCTTACGATCACCCCCGACATGGTAGGCCAAAGGTTTGCCCGCTTCCTATCTGTCGAGGTTAAAGCCCCCAAAGGCAGGCTGACCCCTGAGCAGGAGACATGGCAGCAGGCTGTCCAAAGGGCTGGGGGTATCGCCATTGTCGCGCGCTCGGTCGAGGACGTCGCTTTTCTGGTTGCCTGACCGCTACCCTGCCGACACCTTGGGCCATCCCGCATTATACATGGCTCCTCGTCTCGACTTCGCTTCCGTCAATGCCGCCGCGCTTGGCTCCCTTGAATCCCTCTGCTGTGAATGGTTCCCCGCTGGCAAGAAAGACGGCCATGAGTTCAAGGTCGGCTCAGTCCGAGGCGAACCAGGCTCTAGCCTCTCAATCAATCTAACGACAGGCAAGTGGTGCGACTTCGCCGGTGACGACAAAGGCTCCGACCCCATCTCCCTTCTCGCCGCCATTAAGGGTTGCAAGCAAGGCGAAGCCGCCCGCGAACTGGCCGAGCGTCTGTCCCTTGGTGTTACCTCTGCCACCGCCCCGCGCGCTGAGTACGAGTCCAAGCCATCAGCCGCGTCGGAGTGGGAACCGCTTCCCCACGCTCCAGACGGTTGCCATGAGCCAGACCTGAACCACTACAAGCACGGCCAGCCAGTTGCCACTTGGCCCTATCTCACCGCCGAAGGTAACCGCGTCGGCCTGATCTGTCGATTTGACCTAGCCGATGGCTCTAAGGAAGTCCTGCCGATCACTTGGTGCGAGCACGTCTCCGGCAAGCAGTCGTGGCGCTGGAAGTCATTCGCAAAGCCCCGCCCCCTTTTCAATCTGCCAGCTGTCTCGGTAGCCGACGCCAACAAGTGGGTGCTTATCGTCGAGGGCGAGAAAACCGCCGATGCCGCCAGCCGTCTGCTGCCTAACCTTACCGTCACAACCTGGTCAGGTGGCTCCAAGGCCGTTAGCCTAGCCGACTGGTCCTCCCTTGCTGGTCGTCGCGTCCTCTTTTGGCCTGATGCCGATGAGCCGGGTCGCAAGTGCATCGAGCTGATTCGCAAGCAACTGCCAGACGTCCGCATCGTCACCCCGCCCGCTAACGTGGCCGATGGCTGGGACCTTGCCGACGCTGAGGCCGAAGGCTGGACGACCGACATGGTACGCGCTCACATCAGAGGCGAGCCCGTCGCCACCCCGCCCGCTGCCGACTTACCCCCTCCCCCTGAAGTGCTTGAGGCTATCGACTACGCGAACCTCGACGCCCAACCCCTGCATGAGCCTGACCCCGTGCAGGAGGAGCCTTGGCCGTTCCGCGTCCTCGGCCACGACGACGGCGTTTATTTCTACCTGCCCGACTCTAGCCAGCAGATTGTCAGCCTCACCGCCAACGACCACAAGCACCTGCCCTTCCTAAGACTTGCTGGTGCTAACTGGTGGGAGACTCACTTCCCCGGGCGTGAAGGAGCCGATTGGAAAGCCGCCGCTAACGCTCTCATCCAAGCCGGACACCGTGAAGGCATCTTCGCCCCACGTAAAGTCCGTGGCCGTGGCTGTTGGGTCGACGAAGCCCAAGTCATCTTCCACGCTGGCGACCGCCTCTTAGTCGCCAGCACCGAGGTCCCAATCCCATCCTTTAAGTCTAAGTGGATTTACACTCAAGGCCAGCGCCTAGAGGCCGACCAGGCTGAACCCATCTCCAACGCTGAGGCCGCGCGGCTCATGGCCCTGACCGATATGATGAACTGGAAAGAACCTATCTACTCTAAGTTCTTTGCTGGCTGGTGCGTCATCGCCCCGATCTGTGGCGTCCTCGGCTGGCGTCCCCATATCTGGGTCAACGGTCCGTCTGGCTCCGGTAAGACGTGGCTCCTAAATAACATCCTAGACCCGCTGGTGGGTCGCCTTGCCCTTTCGGTGCAGTCAGCCACCACTGAGGCTTACATCCGTCAACGCCTGCGCTCAGACGCCCTCCCAGTCGTTTTCGACGAGGCCGAGTCTGAGGACAAGCGCGGCCAGATGCGGATGCAGTCCATCCTTGAACTCGCCCGCGCCGCCTCAGCTGAGACTGGCGGTGGCATCGGTAAGGGTTCCGCTTCAGGCAAGGCTATGGAGTACCAGATACGCAGTTGCTTCGCCTTCGCCTCTATCGGCGTGGCCGCTAACCAGCGCGCCGATACCAGCCGCATAACCTCGCTTGAACTGCGGAAGGATAACACCGACGGCGGTCAGGCTCGCTTCGAGCAGCTGAAGACCCTTTGGGCCGATACCATCGCCCGCCCTGGCTTCGCTGAGGGTATCCGCTCACGCTCCCTTGCTAATGCCTTAGCCATCACCGAGAACGCCCGCACCTTTGCCAAGGCCGTTGCCATCAAGCTAGGCGACCAGCGCATCGGTGACCAGTTAGGCGCTCTCCTGTCTGGGGCCTTCTCCCTTACCTCCACGCGAGTCCTGTCCCTTGAGGACGCGACCGCTTGGGTCGAGAAGCAGAACTGGACCGGCTTCCTCCCCGATGAGGCTGACCAGGACGAAGTCCGCGCGCTCGCCTGGATGCTCGATAAGTCCATCCGCTTTGAGCAGGACGACCGAACCTATACCCGCTCCATCGGCGAACTGGTACAGGCTTACTACTCCCAAAACGTCACCGTGGACGATGCCGACAACATCCGCAGCAACCTGATGCGCTCAGGGCTGAAACTCGAAGACGATACCGTTTCCATCTCTAACCATCACCCGGCCCTGCGTACCCTGTTCGAGAACACTTCATGGGCCGATAAGTGGAAGGATCAGTTTGCCCGAGTCGATGGAGCGGTGCACCTTGCCGGATGCCGTTACGGTGCTTCTACCCATCGTGCCGTCCGTATTCCTAAGTCTGCGTTCCTCGCTTAGTCGTTGTATGCACGCAAGGTTGGCGTAGTTGCATACACCTTAAGTGTCTGTAACGGTAACGCTTTAGGTTAGCCGTGGACTGTGTGCAGCCTCTGGGATATATAGCCCCCTTTATACTGGAGTCATCCCTACCCCCTCCTCTCCTCTCTCTCTCTATATCTATCTATCTTTAATTATAGGTAAGTAGTAGGGGGCTTCTGTAACCTTGCTGGTAGTCAGTGTCTTAAGGTGTATGCAAGCCCTGCACACAACTGCACACAGCCGCACACAAGCCCGTTGGGTTATAGTTTCACTTTAGCCCACTTTAGACCCCATAACCCAGTCAAGTGGTCGAGACTCAGGACAACATCCCGCCAGAGCACCAACAAGCCGTTGATGCTCACTTTGACTCATTGTCCCCAGCCAAGCAGGCCAAGGCCAGAGCGGCTGGCTTCAGGCCGTACCGCGAACTGCCTAAGTCCGGCGACACAGTCATGGAGCTAGATGAAGCGCGCGCCTGTTATCGCCTGCGCCAAAGCGAAGGGGAGGACGCCACGATCCGCGCTCAGTCCTTCGACCGTGACCAGGTACTAGCCATCCTCTCGGTCGTGCTCGACTCCATAGGACGTAAGCGCTGTCCGGCGATGAGAGGCCAAGCCGAGGTCATACGCATTGGACTAGGCATAGGCAGTAAGCTCACCATGAGACAGGTCGGCAAGCTACTCGGCTGCTCACGCGAAGCTGCGATGGGGCAAGTGGCATCCTTCAAAGCGCGTGTGGAATCTGGTATACGTGCTGTAAAATCCACACACGTGAAAACAGGGGTAAAGGGGCCTAAAAGGAATCTTTTAACCCCCCCCCATGAGCCGCGTGGCTAGCCAC